ACGTATACCCTCGACCCTTTAGCAATTCCTTAGCTGAGTCACAGAAGTTGCACTGTGTTCTACCTAGGACTATCCACATCAGGTAAGATCTACGATCTCACAAGAGTCACCTGAGCATGCAAGAGTCTGACTACCTGCGGTATTATCTTCACTCTCATAATCAGAAAGCTTAGACCAATCAATCGACTTAGGCATGAGTGAAAGCAACTCTTTATAGTCTGACTTACCAACCTCTTGATATGGGGCTTGTTGATATGTATGCTCATTAAAGGGTAGGAATGACACACCTGACATCTCATCAAAGTGTTTATAAACAAAGGCACCTACTTCAAACCACTCCCCTTTCTTCACGTTAATTGTAACCGATGGCTTGTGTTCGCACCACGATCTCTGATAAGCTAACCACATTTCAAGTTGCTCAATGGCTGTCATATCTGTTGTACAAACTGCATCGTTAGGAGCTTTCATTGGAAAACTAAACACTGTAGTCTGGTCTGGTTTGAATGCCTCAGGCTCGTTAGGTATACCTTGATCCTTCATAAACTGTGTTAGTGGATCTTTATTGTCACCACGCACAGTACGAATATAATAGGGGCTGTGGCGAGCATGAATACCAGAGGCGGAATCAACCAACTGTGATACTGTTCCCGAAGGTTTAACGCAGCTGATAGCAGTAGCAGCAGGGATGCCAAGGTGCTTAGACCACTTAGCGTTAGTATCAACAGCGATAGACTTAAGGTGCTCAAGAGTCTTCTCCAATCCTTTATTCTTTAGAGTCATGAATGGGTTGTCCATGATACCTGTCATAGATACACCAAGCAGTCTTTCTTCTTCTGTATTGTTAGACCAGACCTTGCGTAAATATGGAAACTTAGTATAACTAGACTGGATAGTACCTAGTATGGTAGCAAGTCTAACCTTTTCTGATAGTGTATCTAGTGTATCAGTAGCACGTACAACAACCTCGGTCAGGTTACAAAACTGGTTTGGACGGAGGATAATTTCGCTACACGGGTTGGTCCCAAAGTCGTAGTTAGGATCACGCCTACCATTTTTAGCTGCTTGTTTCTTAGATGCTTGACGATTAAAGATACCACGTTCGCCTGAGCCTGATTCAACAAGAGCCATCCACTCACGCATGAAAGATAGACTGTCAGGTTTTTCTGTGTAGCTTACAGAGTTGTTAGCGAGTGCTCGTTGTGGATCATTCTCCCACCATGAGCCTGACTTAGCATGACGCATACGATCATCTGATAGGTTACTTAGTGAAATCATTGCAGATCTACGTACACCACCAACTACTACAACCTCACCGATCTTACACATGATGTCATGACATTCCATTGAGGAAAGCTTACGTCCCTCTGAATCCTTGAATGCCTTGATAGTAAAGTTAAACAAGTCCACCAAAGGTGCTGGACCTGAAGCTCTTCCACCAAATGTTTTAAGGGGTGCACCTGCAGGTCTTACCTTAGATACATCCCACTTAGCAATCTCACCACTGTAAAGGAGTGCAATCAATTGACGGAAAGCTTTAGCCCAACCTTCCTTACTATCCTTAACGACAATGATCGTTTCACTCTCGAACAACTGCGGCACTTCTGGGAGTTGGCTGATGAACTGTCGCTCGACACTGAAGCCCACGCCTGTACCACACAAGAGAATAAACATAGCCTCATCGAAGGACTTAAGGTCATCTACGGGTAGATAACTGCAGTTATACATGCAGGTATTGTCACGGGCTGCAGCAGGACCAGCTGTCATCAAGGCTCTCATAGATGGCATAACATCGAGACCAAGTATTGCTTGCTCAAGATCTTTCTTTGTGTGGGCATCAACTAGGTTACTGATTATGTTATCGGTAAACCTAGATACCGTATCACCCCAAGACTCACGTCCAGCGCCATCGTAGTACTTGGCGTAACGAGACTTGTGAATAAATGCTTGATAGTCAGTGGGTAGTTGATTGTTCATTATGATTTAGTCTCCGTCTGATCTCCATCACTGTCCAACGAATCTTGCAAGAGTTTAGTAAGACTCTGAGCACGTTCGTTGTGCAGTTTAAAAGTGTATTCGGCACGAGCAGACTCGTTGAAATTCATCTGAGCTTCGTTCAACATTTTTATTTGATCCTCAGTAAAATTTTCTGTGTCGTAGTCTTTGTCATCAATTGTAATCTTAGGCATCTTGGTTTCCTTTTCTAAGTTATCTTTTATCTCCACTGCCTTGCAGTGTACCACGTTGTTTGCGTCCGTATAATTTTTCTAGGTTACTCTTTGCTAAGTCACCCATGTCTAAGTTTAGATCACGGCACAAGGCTGCAATATACCAAAGGCAATCACCTACTTCTGCTGCAAGTGCAGACTTGTCCATCTTACCATCACGTAAGATCTTCTTAACTTTGTTTGCTACCTCACCAGCTTCTCCCGCTAGACCCAAAGCTGGGTAGATAATAGAGTGCTGGGTTCCATAGATTGCAGTACCAGCAGCAGCTTTTTGATAGGAGCTAAGTGTCATATCTTTGTACACAGTGCTGTCTTTATAGTACCCCCAAGCTTCTAGGTCTGTTTCATTAATCATTCATCACCTCACATTCTATTACACGTATGTCGTCAATGTCATACAAAGCATATTGTATTTGCTCTGCTATAACCTCTGCATTATTTCCAAAGGCTTCTAGGAAGTTAGCTGCTTCATCTACAACCACTGTTAAGTTCACTTGAAATATCACGGCGTAAGCTCCTAGTTATATCCAGAGGTACTACCCATGTCAAGTAGTAGTGGTTCCGCAGTCTTACTAAAATACTTAACCCACTCATATGCATCACTGAAGTCCTCAAACCAAAAATTATCTTCCTCTAGCGCACCATCTACTTCAACCGTGCAGACCATGTAATGTGTGGATCCTTCTGGAATATCGTAGTCTTCATCAAAGTCTTCCACAGCAATTGGGCCAGCTGTAATACCCCAAATTTTAATCTCCATCTGTGTCTTTCCAATTCCTCAAGAGTTCCATGTAGTGATCCATACCAACCATAACTACCCAAGGCATTCGATCAGACCTAAAGAATACTACTGGCTCACCTTTAGCATGATTGCTTGCCTGTTCCAAGTACCCATACACAGTTTTTAAAGAAGATTTTCTACGCTTAACCTCTATGGTAATTGGTAGTTTCTTCCTAGCTGCGGGTGACAATTGGATATCTTCACCAGTGTCACCCATAGTCGTAGACTTGATATCATCAGGCTCAAACTCAGGGAATGTTTCTAGTAGTTTATCCCTGACCTCTTGTTGTCCTGTCCTACCCTTGGCCTTAGCTGCCCTAGTCATCTACCATCTCCGGTACTTGCGGCACCTTTTCTACATGAGTTAGATACTCAATACCGTAAGAGTATTTAAACATACGTACAGTGGGCCAGCATTCTTTTTTGTAGTCGCAGAAAGTACAAGACTTGTCTAGCTTCATATTAGGACTAGACTTGCTGGCAGGTACGGGTGGTATTCGATTAACTGGTATATCCCCTGCAACCATAGTCTTTGCTGAAAGCATCTCTTGTTCTTTAGTCTTAAGTTCTTCAGTAAAGTCATAGACATCCAAGCAAACCTCTCCGCTTACTTTATCAATAACTAAGAATGCCCCGGTTGTTTTATTGGTTACAAGCGGATCATCCTTAGCTGCATAAACATAGGACGAGAGTTGAGAGATATAACCAAAGGGATCATTTTCTCTAAGCTCACCGTTCTTAAACTTTTTGAATGAGTATGGGCTAGCTGACTTAACATCAACTGTCATACCATCAATGACAGCATCTCTGTGACCACGGATACCATGAACATGCATACGTTCTTGCATACCCTCTACTGAATGTCCTGATGCCATGGCCATATGAAGAATCAACTCTTCTATCATGTCACCATAGAAAAATCTAAGCAACATGCTAGCACTAAGGGGTTCACTGGTGGTAGGTTTATTTATTCTGTACCATAGTTTTCTCTTGCATGGTGTGCCAATGGACGACAAAGAAAGATAGCCCCTTGGTTCTTGGGGCTTGCTAAATCGTGCGTTAGCAGAGCTAGCAATAGCTTCACCCATCATTGTACCCAGAGCGGAATTCCAACCGCCTCTACCGTAGATAACTTCCTCTAGGTCTGGGATTAGCGTATCAATCTTTTTCATATTCTCTCCTTAAAAAGTAGCCCCCCGAAGGGGGCCATAGTTTAGAACATTACTTCGTCTTCTGTTTGTTGTACGCTAACGGGTGACGAAACTGCCGTAGGTTTATTTGATGCGGAGAATACTTCTACATCATCTACTGGTGAACTAACATGGTCGAGTACTTTAACTACGTCAAGTCGAGTACCAACCTTGCCATATCTAGGGATGTCGTAGACAGTAGCAAGAATCTCTACAGTAGAGCCATTGCCAATGAGACCATCTACATCTGGATCCCAAGGGGTACCGTCAGCATGAGTCACGAGAGGTGCACCACTAGAGTACGCCTGACCTGTATCAAACTTACGGTCAAACTTGACAACCGTTCCCCTACCTTCTGCATCCTTTTTCGTTGGCTTCTGTGCGCCTGATGATTGGAGTGCCTCTAGGTTAGGGTCGTCAAGAATTACGTTAAGGGTGCAAGCACCGTTGAATTTTTCGTAGTTGCCTTCGGCAGCTGGTGTTGGTTTGTAACCATACATATCACGATTGCTTGCAAATACCTTTGCCCATTCTGCAATCCCAACAAGTTGAACTTTACGTGTAGCCATATTTATATCTCCTAATGGACGTCACTGTATTTTTGACCATACTGTACATCAATACCCAGGTCAACATTTAATTTCAAGTCTTTGTTAAGTTTTTCTATTGCCCATTTCAACACACTTGTGTGCTCATCTTCTTCCCCTTTTCTTACTAAGTTTATTGATTCATCGTGGAACTGACCAATGATATTAGGCCGCTTGAGTCTGTAGTTTGCAACCCACCTATCAAAGCAGTAAGCTCCGGTTGATTGATTGAGTGTAGAGAATACATCCTTCTCGTAACGTAGGCTATGCCAGAACTTACTTACTGGATTCTGCACCCACATCTCACCATTTATTTTCCGTATGTTTTGATCTTCTGCAAAAGCTCTGACTGACCAGTTACGTTCCCAGTATGCATCCAACAAAGCTTGAGCCTCACCTATGTGCATCCCAGTCTCACGGGAAAGCTTTGGTGATCCAACCCCATAGGTAGCTGAGTAGTTTACCACCTTGAAGTTTTTGCGTAGCGATTTAATGTCAGGACGTTTACCATCATTGTAGTCGTCAATATCTTTCTGGCTTATCCTACCTGCGTGTTTTGCTAGATCAAGGTGTGGATCAAATCCTTCTTGCGACATCTCTAACACATAGGCTGGATCATACGGTTGCATGTAGTGACGCTTAGTAGTGTCCTCCAAGGAGGTCATGTCTGCGCCACAAAGAGTGTAACCTTCTGGTGCTACAAGGCAACCACGTACCTCTTTACCCCAGGGTTTATCAACACCTGGTAGATTAACCAAGGGCTTATTGTGTTTGAATCGAAGAGTATTCGTTAGGCCATTGACTTCTGCCTTAACGTAACCATCACGTTCACACTCAATAAAACCCTTGAAGATAGAAAGCCTGTGCTGAATGATAGTCAGGCCTTCCAGTACGGCTACAGCTGGGTCAATGTCAATGAGGAGTTTGACTGATTGAGTTAGCTCACCGTTCTTACGAACTTGGGGTATCTTCTTCTCTTCCCCTGTATCTTTGTTCTTGTCGTATTTAAAGGTACATGGATTCCAACCTAAAGAAAATAACCAATCTTTAACTTGGTCGGAAGAGTTTGGGTTAGGTTCGTTCCAACCCTTAGTAACTGTAACTTCACCATCATAGTGTGGTGGTAAGTCTTGATCTTTTAGTAGGTTGAACCACCGCTCACCATGAGAGGAGACACTACTATCCTGTTTGAAGCAGACCTTTGGCTTCCTCTTGATTGAGGTAACCCTACGTTTTGGCATGACTGATGTAAGCTCTTCTACTTTATCTGCTTGCTCAGAAGTCAGTGCATCAACACACTGAACAGCAAGATCCACATCAAGCTTCCAACCAGTCACCTCTGCTGCTGCTGCACAAGAGATCTTAAACTCAAGGTACCGAAAGAATTTATCGAGCAACCTCTTATCGTTGTTATAGATATACAGGAACCTACCCAATAGATTTTCCCACAGGTGCCAATTGATTTTAACATCTTCAACACATCGGTGAGCATAAACATCCTGAGAAAGATTTTCCCAGTCATCTATCTGTGGCTTCTCAATACCAAAGTCCTCACCAAAAGATTCCAGTTTATGCTTGGGTCTATTGTAGTTAAGAACCCAAGACATAGGTAGGGTATCAAACAACCTAGCTTTGATCTTAATACCTAAGATCTTTTCTAACAGTGGTGCATCGTAACGCACAATGTTGTGACCGATTAACCCCTTTTGATCTAAGATCAACTCACGCATATCACTGTAGTTAAACAGAGTATGATAGTCTTTGCCATCTGATGTATAAGACAGGCAGTGTATCTTTGTGGCATCTTCCAAAAGATTGTCAGCTTCTACATCAAACACTATCATGCTGCTCTCACACTCCCTTCATATGGTGCATCCTCTGTAAGGATGGTTGTATTTGGATCGTAGTATAGTGATCCTGCATTGCCTAACTTAGCAAACGGTCTGTTCTTGTCAATGAAAAATGATGTAGTATTCTGAAGTATCTCATCCTCGGACTCAACGTCACGCTCCAGCTTTATACAGATGATGGCCTCCTCTTCAAGTGATGCAGCATACTTTGTCCTACCATCGTCATTGACCTGTGATATGAATACCACACCTATGTTCAACTCCTTGGCTAACTGAGCCATACGTGAGCCTAGTGTGGTAAGTGTGCTGGTTGCACCATCAACACCAGTGTTGGACAGGTAGGCTAGACGTTGAACGTGGTCAATGAATATGAAGCCAGCACCATAGACAGATGCTGATAACCTAACATAATCAAGTAGCTTCAATGGGTCATCATGGCTACGCATTTCGAAGATGATAGTACGTTCACCCTGAGTTGCATCTTGCGCAGCCTTAACCACATCTGTCTCACTGATACCAGCTTCCTTGGCATCGTCCTTGGTACGCACATTAACACCTAACTTGTAGGTAGCCATAGCACGGTAAGTTGTAGACTTCATCTCCTCCATGTGCAGAAGGGCTATGCGTGTACTGTCATCACGCAACAGATTGGTCTCAAAGAACCGGACAACTTCGGTCTTACCCATACCACGAGGAGCTTTGATAAAGGTAAGACCTCCCTTAACCATACCCCTGATCTTATCGTCAAGGCCAGCGTGACCAGTAGGTACATACTCGTAAGGGTTTTCTGTAAGGATTGCTTGCTCTACATCTGCGTCAGAGCAGAAGAAGTTTTCTGGTGAATACCTTTGAGGCTTTCTTGCAGCCCACATAAGATCATCACCTGCACCTGCCTCAAGGAACTCATTGGCATCCTTGTACTTGGACATAGGTACATAGTAGAACTTGTCTGGAAAAGCTTGATACAATTTATCTGCAGCCCTACGGCCAGCATCATCTAGCTCACCAGCATACACAAGCTCTTTGAATGACGACAGGTATGCATGGTTGTGCTTGATAAACTTCTCACCGATAGATGCGCTGGGCAAAGACTTAACGGGGAATGTCTTACCAAGTATCTGGTACAGACTGGCGGCATCGAACTCACCCTCTGTAATGTAGATACGGTTGCTTGACCCGGCGTTAAACTCTGGACCAAACAGCATGTTCATACCTAAGCCACGATCCTTGACCCATGATTTAGATTTATCATTGTACATACGGTACTTTGTTGTGTGCGGATACTTGTAAGCATAACGTACTGGACTTCCGTCAGGGCTTAACTGTAATTGTATCCCATACATCTGACATACATCAGAGTCGATACCCCTGATACCATTGTACGTCATACCTTTTACTTCTATCTCCATTGGGTTTCTCCTCTCCCTAAGTGGATAAGCGGTAGCTGCCCATTCAAAAGTGGCTGGCATGCCTTTCTCTGGGTAAGCTCTACTGCAAGAATGGCAGTGACCAAAGCCATCATCATTCCAATTAAACGCATCACTTGATCCGCAGTCTTGATACGGACAAGCTAAGTGTGGGTTATCATTCTTCGCCATAATAAAAATCCATAAGCATTGCCCAGATATACATGACAGAAACTATCGGCCATGTCAAGGCTAGTTTTACTGGGGCATTCTTGTGGTTATCATCTACAGGATCAACAAGACCTAACACCAGCATTACACCCAGTAAATACATGAATACACCTACCCAAATCTCCATCACTCCCTCCGTATTTCAATTTTAAACAAGCCTTCTGGACTATTCATAGAGGTAACAATATCCATAAGTTGCTGGTGACTTATCATTATCATGTCTGAACTTCCAGCGTCATCATCATACTGAGCCATTAAAACTAATCCATTGTCAGCTAACGTCACCTCAACATCATTGAAACTATCATGGTCATCCATACTTACTATGGTTGTCGTGTCATAGTTAAACTCAACTGTGTACATCCCCCTTAACCTCCGCTACAAGGATGTTTACGTGAGCCACGTTACCATCAATACGGGTAATAGTATATTCGAGTCCAGCCTTTGTGAGTAATAGTCTAAGCTGACCTATAGGTATCATAACTTTTCCTCTCCGTTTAGTTGATTGATTCTCATTTGACAATAGCGTTGAACTTTCTCTAAGTCAAGGATCTCGGACTCAACCTGTGTCTTACCTTCGTACATTTTATAACCTGCACGGCTGGCATACTTAACGATGTTGCCACGCCAGAACTCAAAGCCATTGCGCATGATGTATGTGATAGGCTCAATGGACCAACGTGCGTAGTGCTTAGGTTCATTCACTAGATCCGATGTATGCTCTGCCAATACACTCTCCTTAAAGTCTTCACGTTCTTTTATCAGGCGATTCCATTCACTCTTTATCATTACTCTTACCATTCTTTTCGTCACGTTCTTCAGCAGCCTTGCGCTCTTCTGGTGTCATTGGTCTAATGTCTGTGAAGTCAGCTTCTAAGGGCCACTCATTGTCTGTCATTGTCTGTCTCCCAGTATAGGCCAGTCTTAATCAGGGACACAAAGCCTACGTTAAAGATGGCAGCAAAGGTCTTAGGGTCACACTCTACCTGCAACGTGGCACTACCGTCCTCATGCTCAGTTATGTCAGTTATCTTGACGGGTTCATTTACATACTCAGTCATCACTATTATCCGTTAGTGCATCCCATGATACGGGAAATAGCTGGATCATCTTGAGGTCAATCTGCTTTGCTACCTCTCGTGTTTCTGCTTGTGTGTCAGACTTACAGCGTAAGTTGCACATATCAGCAAAGGCATCAAGGCTACCTGACCAGTACCACTCAGTCATCATAGACTGAGGCAGTACCATACGTGCTTGCTCTGGACATACCCCTTCATCCAATAGGACCATGTATGTCGCTAGATGTCGTGCCCATTGTGTCTCCTGATCTACGGTGATGTTGACAAGCCCCTCAGACCCTTGCTTTTTATCAGCACTACGTCCACGCCATGCCATAGGTTCGTAGAACTCAGGCTCTTCATCAACGTAGCGCCTAGATATTTCGTTCCATCTCAAGAACTTATGCTTGACTAGCTGCCGTGCTACAAATATCGGAGCCTTGACGTGGAAGCTGGCAAAGCAATGTCCGAATGGAGAGATATGTTTTTCTCTTGCAAGGTAACGGATGAGCTTATTGTCTTTAGCTTTGAGTAGTGGTGGACCCCACGGATCATCTTCCATCTCACTTGTCTTACCAAATGACACACGGGCAGCGTTGGCTACAGTTAGATCCTTACCCATGTGGTCG